ACTCTCCGTGAAATACAGGTTAGTTGATCGTTAAAGTGAACACTGTTCACTAAGATTTGAGGAGTGTGTAATATGACTGAGGATGAGCGTTTTAGTGAGATTCCTCCTGGAATCGCCAATAATGAGATCCTGCGAGGTGTGTGGTCCGAGCTTGTGGGTATGATGCCCAAGGAAGTTCTTGACAACCTTGATGAAATGGATGGCCTGTTTATTGAGGCTATGTGTAGGCATTATGCTATTGCAAGAAAAGCGTCGAATGAGGTTATTTCAGCTGATTCGGTATTGGTTACTGATAACCCGAATCATCGAATGCAGAAGCATCCTGCGGAGGTTATTTTCCGGTCACAATCTCAGGCATTTCTTGCTTATATGAAAGAGGCTGGATGGACGCCTAAAGCAAGGAATTCGGGTAAGAACAAAGACACTGATAACCCATTCCTTATGTAATTAGAATACAATGAATAATGTAATTCCTAATGAAATTAAAGATTATTTAGTCAGTAGGAAGCTAGATATACCTGAAAGGGGACCACACCTCAAGTGCCCCAATCCTGGTGGTGTGGTCCACGGTATGCAAGTGCGATTTAACCCGAAGAGCGTAGATCATGCTCTTCGGGTTATTTCTGCTTTAAGGCATACTAAAGGCCGTTGGGCGGGTAAGCCCCTTAAGCTAACTAATGTGCAGATAGCCTTCATTGTGGCCCCGCTTTTTGGCTGGCAGGTATACGATGATTCTTTAGGGCGTTGGCTGAGGTTGTATAGGGATGCCTATATTGAAATGCCTCGTAAAGGAGCTAAGTCGACACTGGCATCAGCACTGGCTATGGTGCTCGCTTTCGGGGATCATGAGGGTGGCGCTGAGGTTATTATTGGTGCGGCGTCACGAGATCAGGCAGGGGCATGTTTCACACCGCTTAAGCAACTTGTCGACAACTCTCCATTGCTTAAGCAGGCCGGCATCAGGTCACTGCATAACTCGATCAAGCAGGATAGGACAAGCTCTGTAATCAAGGTAGTGTCGTCGAAAGGCGACCTAGCGCACGGCGCCAACCTGCACGGGGCTATTTGTGATGAGCTTCACGTTCATAAGTCTCTGTCCCTGCTGGAGGCTATGGAGACTGGTACCGGTGCTCGTGAGCAGCCCCTGACGATGGTGATCACCACAGCTGATGACGGCAGTGTGGGCACGCCGTACGACCAGCGCCGAGAGCTAGTAGACAACATATGTAAGGGGGTTGTAGAAGCCCCTCGATCATTCTGTGTGGTGTGGTCTGCTTCCCCTGAGGATGACCCCTGGTCTGAGGAGACGTGGGCTAAGGCTAATCCCTTATATCCCGTAACTCCGTCAAGGGCATTCATGCAATCTGCTGCTGATAAGGCTAAGACTGACCCTGTAGCTAAGGCCTCATTCCTGAGGCTACATCTAGGTATCAGGGGCAGGCTGGACGAGTCGTGGATCAGCAGGTCTGACTGGATGAAGGGGGCTGTGGACCAGCTGGACATTGAGGGTAGACAGTGCTATGGCGGCCTTGACTTGGCAGCTGTGTCTGACCTCACCGCGCTGGTGTGGTTGTTCCCAGCAGAAGACGGCACGTACCAGATTCTCCCTCGCTTCTTCTTGCCTGAGGCTGCGCTAGCTGAGCTAGATAGGGCCACATACAGGAATGCGTCTGTGTGGGCTAACAGAGGGTTGATTAAGCTTACTCCTGGTAATGTCACTGATTACGATTTTGTTAAAGCTCAAATCGATGAAGACGCTAAGCATTATGACATTCAATGTATAGGGTTCGATCCGTGGAATGCTACTCAGGTATCCAATGACCTACAGGCTGATGGGTATAGGCTAGAGAAAGTCCGTCAGGGTTTTGTATCTATGTCAGGCCCTATGAAAGAGATTCAGAGACTGGTTATGCAGGGGGGTGCTATTAAGCATGACGGTAATCCCCTGATGGCATGGCAAATAGATAATATTCGCCCAGCCATGGATCCCGCCGGTAATATTAAACCTGCTAAACAAAAGAAGCGAGATAAGATCGATGGCGTGGCTGCGCTAGTAACAGCAATGAATGTGTGGCAATTCCACAAAACAAAAGTATCGGCTTACGGCGTGTCGGGGCTAGAATCTATTTGAAATGTGTTATACTGTTTACAGGATTGAATTGGAGGTGTATTAGTGGGTTTCTGGTCTGGTATCTTTAACCGACTTCAGGGCATTACCACGTATGAGCCTCGGCAGTATAAGGTCGGCCCAACTGAGTTGGTTGATCTTTCTGGTGTTTCAGCCGCTAAGCTATTCAAGACTCAACCCCATCTGCGTACTGTGGTTACGTTCCTTGCCAGGAATATCGCTCATCTGGGTGTACATTCCTACGTTAAGCAAAGCGATGGGGGTAGGCTGAGGGATACCTCGTCCCCTGTTGGCGGGTTTCTCTCTGGCGCCAAAGCTAATGAGAGCATGACTCTGTATCAGCTGATCTATGCTCTCGTTGTGGACAAGGCCCTTTATGATAGGGCCTACTGGTGGCCAGTAGTGAACCAGAACGGTAACTGGGAAGTCTACCGCCTGCCTCCTAGCTGGGTTCAGACCAAGTCTGATAATTTCGGTAAGGTCACGCATGAGGTTAGCTTCGAGTCTGACAAGAAGCTGACTCTGGACAGTTCACGTGTGGTCTACTTCGGTGGCTATCACCCAACTGATCCCGGAGGGTGCAGCGCTACGATCGTCAGCCTGAAAGAGGTCCTGGCTGAGCAGATTCAAGCTAGCAAATACAGGCAGCAGTTGTGGGCTCGCGGTGGCAAAGTGTCGGCTGTGCTTCAGCGCCCTGTTGATGCGCCTCGATGGACTGACGCTCAACGTGAGACCTTCCGTGAGGACTGGTACGAGAAGTACACTGGGTCAGGTAAGCGCGCTGGGGGCACTCCTATCCTTGAGGATGGAATGACTCTTAATAGGGTTGATTTCAGCGCTACTGATCAGCAGTACATTGAGGGCGTTAAGCTAGCTTATTCGACTGTAGCTAATGCTTTCCACGTTAACCCCACAATGGTTGGTATTCTTGACAATGCTAATTACAGTAATGTTCGGGAATTCCGTAAAATGCTTTACGGGGATACACTAGGTCCGCTTATTGCGGAAATAGAGTCTACTCTTAACGCATTCCTTATTCCTATTATGGGTGGGGCTAAAGGTAGCTATATCGAATTCAATGTAGCTGAGAAACTCCAAGCTGATTTCGAGCAGCAAGCACAGTGGTTCCAGTCAGCTGTGGGCTCGGCGTACATGACCAGGAACGAAGCACGTGCTCGCCTTAACCTTCCGGCTATCGATGGTGGTGATGACCTGATAACGCCACTGAATGTGAGTGTGGACCCTGGAGGGTACAACCAGAACTCAGGTGAGGTCAGGACTAAGTCTCGAGGTGTGCGTGTGGACCGTAAGTCGTGGGTCAAGAGGTACACCACAGTGCTGGAAGCTCATGCGAGGAAAGCTCTATACAAGTCAGGTAGGTTGAAGGTTAAAGCTTCAGCTGATGAGTCGTTAGCTGAGGACCTGCTTGATCTTGATCTGGGGCTGACCAGCGAGGTAGGCAACAAGCTGCTTGAGGGACGTGACGAGGACTATGACAAAGGGTCTACTCGGTCGTACCTTAAGAAGCGGGCTAAGCGAATCTCTCAGGGTATCGTTGATAGTCTAGAGGACCTAGAGGATGAGCAGGCTGAGTGGGAAGAGGCCATGGAGGGGGATGATCCTCCGGACACTGTCGAGCCTGTAGAGCACTGGCTGAAAGAAGCGGCTCTAGGTATGGCGGGGTCTATGGTTACGTGGGCTATGGGCTGGGCCACACAGGAGGCAGGTAGGCAGTCTGGTGCTGCTACCAAGACATGGCATACGGGGCCTAATGCTAGGGATTCCCACGCTGCTATGGACGGCGAGCGTGTGGGCCTGGATGAAGAGTTCAGCAATGGCATGAAGTATCCAGGTGATGATGATGATCCTGCTGAGGTAGCTCACTGTAATTGCACGACTAGCATAGATTGGGAGTAGCGATTAAGACTAAGTCGTTTAAGGTTAAAGCAGAAGAGTCTGAGGAATCTGGGTCAGGCTATTTCGTAGGGTACGCCTCGGTATTCGGTAATGTGGATTCTTACGGTGAGGTTATGGAGAAAGGCGCTTTCTCCGACACCCTGAAAGAATGGGAAGGCCGTAAGATCCCAGTCTTCTACGGTCACGACCTGACTAACCCTGAGAACAATATCGGGTATGTTGAGTCTGCTGAAGAAGACAACACTGGTCTACTTGTCCGGTGTGTGGTCGATACTGAGGGGCCGGGTAATGGCCCTATCGTTTATAAGCTTTTGAAGGAAGGCCGAATTGATCGCATGTCTTTCGGCTTCTATGTTAATGACGCAGATCATAAGGGTGGAGTGACTTATATTAAGAAAGTCTCACTGCTTGAGGTGTCTGTGGTCCCCGCTCCGGCTAATCCCGAAGCGGCTATCAATGAAGTTAAGTCATCTAAGAAAGAATCGGGTATGACTCCGGAAGACATTGAGAAACTGATTGTGGAGCCCATCCTTAAGCATATGGATGAGGCTTTCGAAAAGTATTGTGGTGATGAGGAAGAGCCTGAGGCTGATAAGCCAGCCGATGAGAAGCCGTCAGACAAGCCTGCTGATGATCAGGCTAAGTCTATCCTCGCTGAGATTAAGGGGTTGTTTGCGTGAGCGGGATTGAAGAGCTGCGAGTTAAGGCAGCTGAGATCAAGGGACGGCTGAAGGCTGTTGAAGAGTCCGGGGTTGTCGGTAAGGATACCGAAGCACTGGTTGAGGAATACAAGGCCACTGTGGCCAAGATTAAGTCCTTCGAAAGTAATGGGGACGCTATTAGTGAACTGAAAGGAAATTCTGTGGCAGTTGAGCGCGAGGCCAAATCTCTGGGCGCCCACTTCGTTAAGCACTTCGGTCCTGAGCTTGCTCGGGTTAAGGGCCGTGATAATTTCTCGGTGAATGGTCCTGAGTTTAAGGGTTCTGAGGATTGGCACCTGACTTGGGACAGCCTGATCGGTTTTGATACCGATTACGATAAGGCCGCGCATTACGCCCAGCCTCCGCTGTATGTTGGCGACCTGTTTGCACAGGGCGCGACTGATAGCGCTGCTGTGGCCTGGCTCGAGGATAGCGTTGTTGAGGGCGACGCTGGCTCGACTGCCCAGGGTGCTAAGAAGAACAACATTCACTTCGTTAACCCGAAGACTTCTATTGAGGCACTGAAGAAGGTTACGGGTATCCTGGCATTCTCTGACGAAATGCTGGAGGATCACGCGTGGATGGCTTCGCACATTAACAATCGCGGTGTGTACCGCATCGCTGTAGCTGAGGAGAATCAGCTGCTGAATGGCTCTGGTCAGAATGGCCAGATTCAGGGTGTGCTGTCTAAGTCAGGCGTTATCTCTCGCGAGGTTGAGAAAACTGCTACTGTTCCTGAGTTTGGTGAGGCTGTTCTTGAGGGTGCGATGGACGTCCTTGAGCAGAGCGGTTTCCCGGCCGACGCTATCGTTCTCCACCCTCGTGACTATGCTGCGCAGCGTCTGGCTAAGGACAGCAATGGCCAGTACTACGGTGGCGGTGCTTTCACCGGTGCATACGGCAACGGCCAGGTTCAGGTCGTACCTAGCTTGTGGGGCCTGAATACTGTTATCTCCCCGCGCATCCCCCAGGGCACCGCGCTGGTTGGTGCGTTCAAGGCCGGCGGTATGCTGGTCCGTAAGGGCGGTGTCAGGATTGAGGCAACGAATAGCCACGCTGACCTGTTCGTTTCTGACGTGACTGTGGTCCGTATGGAGATCCGTGAGCTGCTGACCATCACTCAGCCTAAGGCCTTCTGCAAGGTTTCTCGCAAGGCCTGACCGTGGATCTTATTGGGGCTGATACTCTGGAAGCCCTAAGTAAGGGGGTCATCAAAAAGGATGACCCCCTTACCCCTATTCTTATTAGGCAGGCTTCCGGACTTATTAGGGAATTCTGCGAATGGCATATCTATCCTTTGATCACTGAGACTAAGCGGGTAGATCACAAGGGTGGACGCTTTATTAAGCTGCCCACCCTGATGCTACAGGACGAACCTACGATCGAGTATCTAGGTCACGAGCGTGTGGTTCAGGAATGGTCTGAGGCAGGTATGTGTAGGCTAAGTGACCCTCTGCCTGCTGCTATGGGGGCTATCCAGGCTACGATGACTCACGGCTATAGTGAGCTGCCTGCCACTATTGAGGTTGTTATGGCGTCAATTATTGTGGCGTCGGTGACTGCTCCGGTGGGTATCAATCAAGCTGCCGTGGGCTCAGTATCGAGTACTTTTGAAGTACCTGGTGGGGGTATTCGATTGAGCGCCTACGCTAAGCGTGCACTTGATGGTTTTAGGTTGGTGTATCGTCCTTGAGCTTTCCCTTTCTAACTAATGGTTATATCTGGGTAGCTCGACTTCAAGACAAGTACGATGACCGCGGCAACCTGATTCAGGATCAGGTTGCTAAGGAGTTCACTATCCAGGGCTGCTCTATTCAGCAACCTAGTGCTGCTGAGCTGGCTGGTGATAGGCAGGGTGACGGTCAGTGGATGTACACGGTGTACGCACCACTGACTGCATCCGTGCAGGCTAAGGACCTGGTCATTCTCAGCTGGGACCACAAAGGTACGCCGGGAGAATGGTTTAACAAGACCACACCTGTGTACAGAGTGTCGGGCGTTCCCGGTGTGTGGTCTTATGATTACCTCGGCCTTAGTCACCAGGTGATTAAGCTTGTGGCGGTGGACTGATGCTTGAGAAGCTCGAATTCCATGATGAGGGATTCCAGGCTATGCTTAAGTCAGATGAGGTTGCCTCAGTCCTGAACGATATGGCCCAGAAGATATGTGATCAGGCTAATGACAATGCTGGCCGTGACGATGCTTTCGAGTGGTCGGGCTATGTGGGTCAGACTCGAGCTAGGGCTACGGTGAGGCCGGCTAGCTTTTATGGGGCTAAGTCTGAGGCTGACAGCAAGACGTTGACTAGCGCGTTTGGGAGTTATACTCATGGGTAAGTATGTTGCTGAGTTCCCTGACGCTGAGGCTGCCTGCATTATGGGCTTGAGGGCGCACCTACAGGGGGTGCCTGTCAGGCAGCAGGCAGATAAACTTGGCACAAGACAGTGTGTGGTCAAGCTGACGAGCTCTGGTACTCGCCTGGATCCTCGTAGAGTGAGGGTCCAGCTTACTGTCACATGCTGGGGTAAGGACAACACTGATAGCACAGAAGCCTTTAACTTGGCGGCTAAATGCCTTAACTGGGTTGAAGAGAGACCCTATTACGGGCATATGGGTAAATACCCTTGCCATAAAGTAGATATAGTTTCTTACCCTTATTATGACCCTGATAGCAGCCAGTCATCTGGTGGTTCAGGGATCGCTCGATATTCTTTTACGTTCCGTATGATTCTAGCAGGAGTGAACTAAATGGCTGTAAATAACCGTAATGTGCTGGCAGGCCGTCCGGATCAGGCAGTGACTGGAGCTATCCTGTCAACTACTACTCTGGTGACTACGCTGCCTTCTGATCTGTATAATCTCGATCTCAGTACTCTTAAGCTGACTGACTCTGGTTATGTTAGTGACGCTGGCCTGACTCTGTCGGTTAAGCGTTCAACTAACGACATCAAAGACTGGTCTCAGTCTGTGGTTAAGAAGATCCTGAGTGAGTTCTCTGGTTCTATTAAGTGGTCTCACCTTGAGGTGTCTGAGGGTTCCGCGAAGAACTTCTTCGGTGAGAACAATGTCACTGTTACCCCGAAGACTACTTCTCAGGGTACTCGCCTGCTGATGAAGCTTCGCGCTGATGAGCTGCCTCACAAGACCTGGTGCTTCCGTATGAAGGATGGCGACGCTAAGATCATCATCTGGGTGCCTGACGGTCAGATTACTGAGGCTGATGACATCACGTTCGCTGCTAGTGACGCGATTAAGCTGCCTGTGACTTTGACTTGCTACCCGGATGCTCAGGGTAACTCGCTGTACATCGCCACCGATGATGGGGTGACTGGGGCGTGAGCAAGGTATTTCAGCTCGATGGCCCTAAGGCTACGGACAATTTTAAGTTCCGTATGCCGGGGTCTAAAGTTACTCATGAGTTGCCGTCGCTTCAGAAACTCCCTGTAGGTATTCGGAAGCGCATGGGTGATCTGGCTGGGGCTATTCAGGCTCAGCAGGAGCGTGGTAAGAAGCCCACAAGCAAGCAGACTTCCGAGTTGCTTGATTTCCAGCTTGATCTGCTTGAGCACTATGTGCCAGGGATCACTAGCCAGCTAGATGACGATATGTTTATGGCGCTGATGGAGGCGTGGAAAGAGCACTCTGAAATCAGCATGGGGGAATAATAGGGCTAGTGGGGGTGTGGCATAATCACCCACTAGCCCTAGAGCGTGAGCTCATTGGGCTAGGTTTGAGGTCCCGTCAGGTAGGCACAGATGAGCTTACTTGGCGGGACCTTCAGGCTATAGTCAGCCATGCTGAGCCAGGAGGGCCGCTAGCTAAGGACCTCGGCTACGTGTGGACCACAGACGGCTATATGCTGGCGAATATCTATGACGTCCTTGCTGGAGCTAACTGGCAGCGTGCTGGCAAGTCTAGTGAGCCTCCACCTAAACCCATTAGACGGCCAAATGAGATTAGGGATGATGAGCGTGCTTTCGGGTATGACCCCATCCCTCTAAGTGAATTCAATGATTGGTGGGATGCCTAATGGCTTCTGTTGAGCTAGCTACAGGTTACTATCAGCTAGTGCCTTCGATGAAAGGCAATAAAGAAGCTATTGTTGGAGAGATTACTGGTGCTGTAAACGAGGGGTCCGATAAGGCTGGCAAAGAAGGTGGAGCTAGGTTATCTACTAGGCTAGCCGAGGGGCTTAAGGGTAGTTCTCTTGCGGCCCTCGGGGCAGGTGTGGCCGCGGGTATTGGTGCTGCCCTATACAAAGTTGGCGAGACTTTCGACGAGGTCACTGATACTATCCGCACGGGTACTGGTGCTACGGGTGAGGCTCTCGATGGACTAGTCGATGTTGCTAAGCGTGTGGGATCTACTACGCCAGCTGAGTTCAGCAAGATTGCCCCTGTGGTTGCTGACCTGAATACCAGGCTAGGTCTGACTGGCGAGGACCTCGAGACTGTGGCTAAGCAGGTTCTTGAGGCTGGCCGGTTGCTGGGTCAGGATGTCGATATCAGCAAGACCACAGCAGCATTCAGCGCTTTTGGGCTTGAGGCTAAGCAGATACCTGGAGCTATGGATGATCTGTTCCGGGTCAGCCAGGCTACTGGTTTAGGCTTCAATGATCTGGCCCAGAAAACCGCTCAGGCTGCGCCTACAATGAAGGCACTTGGATTCGGATTCCAAGATACAGCGGCTATGATCGGTGCGTTTGATAAAGCCGGTTTGAATTCAAGCCAGATTATGACCTCCATGACTAAGGGCTTGACCACGCTGGCTAAGTCCGGCGAGGAGCCTAAGGAAGCCTTCAAGCGAGTTACCGGTGAAATCAGTGGCTATATCCAGACAGGTAATGAAGCTGCCGCTCTTAAACTAGCTAGCAAGCTGTTTGGTACTAAGGGTGCAACCCAGTTTGTGGAGGCACTAAAGCAGGGCAAGATCGGCGCTGAGGACATGATGAAGTCCATCGGCGCTACTGATGACACTATTCTCGGTGTGGCCGGTGAGACGTCGGACTTCGCCGAGAAGTGGCAGATAGTTCAGAATAACGCACAGCTCGCCTTGGAGCCACTGGGCTCAGCGGTGTTCAGCACCTTGGCTGATGTCTTGTCAGCTATGGCGCCTACTCTCCAGGATATAGGTAACTGGCTGAAAGAGAACACCTGGGCGTTTGGAGCTCTGGGTGCAGCTATTGCAGGTATCCTGATTCCTGCCTTCGTTACGTGGGTGGCAGGTATCTGGGCATCCACGGCAGCTCTTCTTGCCAGCCCTATCACGTGGATTGTGGTAGGTATAGCGGCTCTCGCTGCTGGCCTGGTACTCCTGATTGCTAACTGGCAGGCTGTATCTGATTTCATCGGTGGTGTGTGGAACGCTACTGTGGAAGGAGCTGGGCACCTGTGGGAAGACTTCGTCAGAGGCCTGACGGAGTTCGCTACGGGCATCGGCCAGTGGTTTATGGAAGGTCTGGCTGGAGCTGGGCAGCAGATTGCTGAATTCTTTGCTGGCCTACCTCAGATGATCCTTGATGGTCTTGCAGCTCTTGGTGAAGTCACCTTGATGATTGTGGGCTTCTCTATAGGTATCTTCGCTGGCCTGATTGTGGGCTTCGTACAGTTCCTGGGGTACATTCCAGGCTGGCTCGCCTCTGTGGGTGAGTGGCTGATGTCGCTTCCCGGCAAGGTGCTTGAATGGCTCGCTGGTCTTGGTCAGCTAGCTGGTAAAGCCGCTGAGTGGTTCGGTGGGTTCTTCCAGAGCATGGTCCGCAAGGGTGGCGAGATTATTGAGTGGGTTAAGCAACTGCCTGGCAAGATCATTGGTGGTATAGCGTCACTGGCGTCAAGCCTCCCCCAGAAAGCATCTGAGGCGTGGAACGGATTCCTCCGTAAGGCTCAGGAGCTAGGTGGCCAGGTGGCAGAGTTCGCTCGCTCGCTGCCAGGCAAGATCACTGGAGCTCTTGGTGATCTAGGTAGCCTACTGGTCCGGTCTGGTGGTGCCCTTGTGGACGGCTTCTTGCGGGGTATCCAAGGAGCGTGGAACTCGCTTGTGGGCTGGGTTAAGCAGGGCATGGACTGGTTGCGTGGTCTGTGGCCTTTCTCTCCGGCTAAGTGGGGGCCTTTCTCAGGTAAGGGTTATGTGACTCATTCCGGTAAAGCGATTATTCGAGACTTCGCCGATAGTCTTAAGAATGAGCAGCCCTATCTGCTTGATTCCGCTAAGAGTGTTATGGGCGATTTCCAGTCGAATTTCCAGCCTAGTCTGAATGGCGTTCAACCTGCTTATGCTGGGGCTAATGCTGGGGGTAATACCAGTAGAGTCAGTGTCAATGCATACAGCAGTGACCCCTACGCTACTGCTGAGGAAGTTGCCCGGCAGCTGAGGAGATTGATGTGAAAGAAGTCACGTGGAACGGCCACGTGATCAATGGCGGGGACTGGGTTGTTAGTGAGTGTAAGCTATTCGGCTCAGCCCCTGCCGTTGCACAGAGTGGCCAGCGTGTGGGCTATGACGGTATATGGCGTACTAAGGCCTACCACGGTGCTAAGTCCGGTGCTATCAAGGGGTATTATGTAGGTCAGTCTCTTGAGGACGCTGAGGAGGCCATGGAGACTCTCCTGAGTATCGCGGATATTAATACCTCACCACTGACTGTTAATACGCCCCGTGGCCCGAAGACAATGTATGTGGCCCGGGACAGTGCTCTCGATATAACGTTCCTGGCTAACGGGTCAGCATTCGAGTGGGGAGCTACTCTGATAGCTCCTGACCCTGTGTGGTGGCGTGGAGGTCAGACTCCTGATGGCCAGATTGATGACCAGTACACGGCTAAGCATAGGCTGTATCTACCCAACCTCACTGGTGGTATTAAGTTCCCGATAAAGTATCCTATCTCGTTTGTTGAGAGTGGTAACTATGGGTCCGTCACGGTAAGCTCTGGCTACCATAATAGGGTGTCCTTGAAGATTTATGGCTACGTGCAGATACCGTCTGTGATCTTTTCTGGTCCTGGTGGAGCTGGGCGCCTAAGGTGGGACTTTACTTTACAGGCTGATGAGTGGCTAGACATCGATTTGACTAACCGCACGTCACTTAGGCAGGGTCAATCTTCTGCTGCCCCTACTATTAGGGAATGGCCTGAGTTAGGTAGAGGCGAATTGACTATTGGTTTCAGGTCTGACGTGTATTCCCCTACTGCTTATCTTGACGTGATTGTGAGACAGGTGACTATATAATGGCTCTCGATAATGTGCTACCTATTGGTGGCAATGTGTCTATTAATGCTGCTGAATTCAGGCGGCTCGATGTGGGCTCTACTATGGTCCACGATACCCACCCGCTGGCGTGCAGGCCCGGTGTTACCTCTGGTATGACACCTAGCCTGAATGGCAGTCAGATTCGTGTCAGCTCTGGCACGGCTATTGTGACGCCTGTGGCCTCGAATAATGGTAGCTATAGGGTGGCTAACGTTGATGACGTTAGCTTGCCGCTGTATGCTAAGGACACGTCGTACCCTCGCACTGATATTCTGGTGCTTAAGGTGTATGACGGTACGGTCGACGGTAGTGGTAAATACCAGGCTTCATTCGAAATGATTAAGGGTACAGCGTCGGCTAGTTTCCCTACGCCAGCTACTCCGTCTGGTGCCCTGCTTATTGCCCGAATCATAGTGTCTACTACTGGTAGCCCTACTATTTATGATGCTAGGCAGTATACCTGTGCGGTGGGCGGTACTATACCTTGTTATTCTAATAGCAGGCCCACAACCTGGTTCCTTCAGAAGGGCCAGCGCATCTATGAACTGGACACTAACAAGGTCATGCTGTGGACTGGGTCAGCATGGCGTGAGGATACTGTGATTCCTCAGGTTACTCTTCCCCGTATCCCTGCTATTGCGTCGGGTACGGTGACGGCTAGTAGCGCGGGTCCTGCGGTGTTCACTATCCAGTTCCCGCCTGGACGTTTCTCGAGCGCTCCGCGTGTTGTGGCCTCGGTTAGGTCGGCTTCTGGGGACTTTACTTGGGATACGCCTAAACCATATAACGTCACTGCGACACAATTTCAGATGTTCGTTAAGAATGGTCGGGGTTGCGACTTCGACTGGATAGCAATTGAGAACGGATAATGATTAAATGGCAGTCTTTTGCAGCTCTTGACGGTAGGCCTCTGACTGAGCTACCTGGTCTAGCTGTCAAATCTAGCCTGTCATCCATCATCGGGCGGGGAGACTCTGTGACTGTGAGTCTCCCCGTCTGTGATAGGTGGCCAGCTAACTGGCGTGATGGTACTCAGCCTATGCGTGCTGTACTCGCAGCTATAGAAGACAACATCGTTCTGTGGGCTGGCTGGGTAGAGAAGCGGTCCTACGGGTCAGATGAGGCTATGGAGCTCACGCTCCAGCCTGCCGAAGAGTGGCTTAAGAGGAATTACATCCCTGAGCTCGCTTTCAGGGATCAGCGATACACGACTATTGCTCGAGGAATAGGTCTAGACCGTCTGGTAGCTCAGTTTAATGGGCGTCTCGACGAGGATCCTACCCTTGATTGGGGGGACAGGACATACCGTGCTGACCAGGATATGACGTGCCTGGCAGGTCTTCAGAATTTGATGAAGACTAAGCACGGTGCTGAGTTCGCTACTAGCTGGGAACTACACGAGAACGGTCACCTCGGCATTGTGGTCCACACAGCATACAGGCTTGGCGGTGTGGGTAAGGAGACTGCCGGGGCTGTCGTGCTGTCTCAGGGCTCCTGGCAGCAGGTTGAGGACTGCTCTGATGGTAAAGGCGCCACAATCTGGCGTGTGGTCTCCAATAGATCTGGGGATGAGCGCAAGGAATTCTCTACGTCTAACGGGCAGGTCCTTCAGTATGGGTGGCTTGAGCTGGAGAGACGCTGGACTCCTGACACGGGGTCAGTGGATGATGCTGTGCTACAGCAGTATATGTACGCGGCTAAGGAGAGTCAGGCCTACGGGCTGACGTCTATCAGCGTGGAGACTACGTTGGACCACTTTATGCCAGGACGTGACTTCGTTCTAGGTGACTATGTTGATGTTGATATGACTAATCTTAGTAACCCTGAGTTGCAATTCAAAGGTAAAGCCAGGGTTATCGGGTGGGTATGTGACCCTGACCCTGTATCTGGTGAGATCACTAAGATTAAGCCTATGCTTTCATTGGAGGATTGATGAGTTTCGACCCTACGACGGTCGATAGGCCGTCTAATGATCAGGGTATTCGTGAGGTAGTTAACCGTCTAGAGGGTCTCGAGAGCCGTATTAACGAACTCACGGCCACTATTGGTGGCGAAGGGGCGGTGTATAACCGATCTCTCTTCCACGTGAAAGGCCATGCGAAGTTCGACGGCACCCTCGAGATTGCTGAAGGCCTGATTGGTGACAGGGCGCTTAAGTCTCAGATCGCTGTTGATGCTGGTAATTCCCGTAACCTTGACTGGTCTCCTGTGACTAGCTGGACCACAGGGGTGTCTACGTTCGTTGTGGCCCCTAGCTGGGCTACTAAAGCGCTGGTCATAGCGGGCGGTTCCATCATGCCTAACTACGACGCTAACGCTGGCACCCCTGCGTGCTGGGGTCGTATTGAGTGTAGAGGCCAGTACAGCCCTGACTTCCTGTCTTTCCTCGGCTCATCGGCTATCCCATCGAATATTTCGTGGCCATTCTTTACTGTGCCTGATCCACGTGAGGGGGGAATTGAGGTTAATTGCCAGGCTAAGCTTTACAGCGGTAGTTCTAATAGAGGCGGACGCTGTTTCGTGTCCGCTGTTGTACTGTGGTTGAGGTGATATTTTGAGCCCTGAGACTATGGGTAGTCTTATCGGGGCTATCCTAGCGGGTATCTTAGCGGTTGGTTACAGCGGTGTAAAAGTCTATAAAGCTATGTCAGGATCGCTTAAGAGGATAAAAGATCTTACTGCTGACCTGAAAGCTGATACCGAAGCGCTGGTCTACGACAAGACTGATGCTGAAGGTAACACAGTTCAGGATAAGTTGAATATCCTACTTAAGCAGGCTGACAAGACTAACACGGATTTAGAGATTCTTTCGTCTACAACGGCGGAAATTAAGGGGGTACTAAACCGGCACGATAAAGAGATCGGCCGGTTTAACGACAACATCACCCAGATTAACGATCGTGTGTCCAATACCGAGCGTATGTTGACTTCTAGGTTAGAAGAACATGGCCAGCGCCTACTGGCCGTGGAGACAAGGAAGGAGGGTTAAATGGGATACGTATCTGTGGGCCCTAAGTATAACGGCCAGGAAGCTTACGCTGCGGAGATACCGGCTAAGTGGTACCGCCTATTCAAGCGCGTCATGGCCAGGGATAACTCAGATATCAGCGTTATCCTAGTGCAGGCTCTAGGAGGTGCTAAGGCTAGCGCCGGAACTCACTCTGACGGCTGGGCGTTTGACTTCCAGGACTGGCACCTTAGCAGTTCCCAGATCGAGCGTCTGGTTGCTTGTGCCAGGCGTTATGGTGGTGTGGCCTGGGCTCGCTATAGGAGTCAGGGTTTTGAGCCCCATATTCACGTGGCCTGCGACTCTGGCGGAAGTTCAGACACGGCATGCCAGTACCAGGTTGTGGCAGCCCATGCTGGCTACAACGGCCTAGGCTACCGCGGCCGTAAGGCTAGCGACAATCACCCAGCCCCTGCCAGGTGGGTGACTTGTGTACAAGGTATTGGCCTGATGGAGGCCACACTGGCAGGATTTCAATCAAGCACGGAAGGACCAGAGTTGAACAAAGCTGATTTGATTCAGGCGGTACGCGAGGGCGTGGGGGGCCTGAACTGGGGTGACGAGAAGTTCGGGGCTTACCTCGGCCGCATGCAGGCTGCTTGCCAGACTGCTGCGTACTACGCGCACCAGGCTGCTACCCAGACGGCATCAATCACCCGGCCGGGTGACCCGGCTGCTGACTCCAATGGGCAGGTTGTGATCCGCCAGGAGATCGCTGACGCTAAGACTCGCATCACTGCGGTGCAGGCTCAGATGGAGGAGTTGCGTAACTCTATCTCGGTGCTGGCTGATCTGGTGCGAGGCCTGGCTCCCCGGGATCCCGGAGTCAACGCCTGATAGCCTGAAAGGAGGTGTGGTCCCCTGGTAGATAGTATCAGGGGACTCTCCCCCCATGAAAGACTACTTGAAAAAGAAACCACTATATGACTACAGGTCATACGGTGGGTGGGGTATACAGCGTCCTGAGCACGGTACTCTAGGTCGCTTCGACCCGGCCATGACTAAGTTACTACCTGACGGCCGCACCTTCGAGCTCAAGATGCAGTTCGACAGGCCGGCATACCTCATGTATATCGAGGCAGGGGCCACACACGAGAAGGCGTTGCATAACTCCCTGAGGTGTGGTTCATGGGCGTCCCTGTACAACGTCAAGGGTGAAGGCTACTGGTCCATGTGGGTCAAGAACCCACCCTCCTGGACGACTGAAATGGTAGCCATGCTGTGGCCTGAGGAAGACTCTAGGTGGCCTGAGGGTGAGATCAACTTCATGGAGACCCAGTCTGACAAGACTAGGACTCAGCTGAATCTCCACTGGCCCTCGCCTAAAGACCGCTCTCCGCAGCACTGGCCTCAGGTCATCGACCTCGATACACGTCAGTGGCACAAGTACGGGGTACGTATCTACCCCGACTGTATACGGTGGTTTGTAGACGACAAGATGGTGAGACACCTAGACACGGAGTTTTCACCCTACAATACCAGACTGCACTTCGCTGTTCAGTGCGGGGTGAATCAAAACTTCGGGGTGATGTGGCACAAGGACATCGCCTGGGAAGAGAACATGTACATCATCCCTGAGAGAGCCCCAGGGATACTGTAGTTAGGAGACACATGGATATTACTACGCTCGCCACTGTGCCGGCTATGCTCGCTATCGTCGAGCTACTGAAGCGCCTCGGACTGCCGGCTAAGGCCGCTATGCCGGTGACTGTGGTCCTGTCCGTTGCTCTGGGCCTGGCCCAGACTTTCCTTGGAGGTGATCCTGTCTACCAGGCTGCCGCTAAGTACCTGCTGATGGGTCTCGGTGCGTGTGGCCTCTACGATGCAGCTAAGATTGCATCCCCTACCGTGGAGCAGAAGAACACGTTGGACACCACTGTCCCTCGGCGTGCTGAGGCTCCTGAGGTGACTGCCTGATCTAAGGCATAAAATAACCCCCTACCTAAACAGGTAGGGGGTTATTTGTTTACTAGGGTCATAGGCTACCTCAACTCGTTGAGGAAGTATAGGGTCGCTAGAATCACAACTGGGACTAGCAGAACTATCTCCAACATGGTATCAGTCCTCATTTGATACTGGCTTGCTAAAGTCCGTCACTTCTTGTCTCCAAGATGTTTCTTGATGATGCGCTTGATGATTTTCTCAGGTGGCCAGCAGTACAGGCCTGATACCTGAGCAATCTCTTGACCACACGCCAGGCGTTGCTCCTGGCTAGCGTGAGGGTAGTAGTAGCGCAGCTGTGCCGCCATTGCTTCCGGGTCGATCACCATAGTGCGTCTCCAATCGAGTCGATCTCGTCCATGAGGTTGTCTAGTTCACAGTAGTAGCAGTATGCGGCCAGGTAGTCAGGCAGGTCCACACCGTCCCAAGTTACCCTACCTTCAGCAGCGTGGTCAATGTCAATCTTGAGGTTGACGAGGATGCCCTCCTGTAGGTCTTCACCGTACACATTGAGGACGTGGTCATGAAGCTCAGCAAGGTCGATGCCGTGCTCGGCTACGTACTCCGGATCGCGTTTGAATCCTAGCATTGTGTTGCCTCCATGTCGTCTAGCAGGTATACCAGTGGTGACCTTTCTACCCCTGGTATAGCCCTCAGTCTTGTGATTGTCTCTTTCAGAGACAGGTCTGTAGGGATCACCCTGAACGCCTCTGACTCTAGCACAGTGGTGTAGTGCTTGTCTAGTACCCACTCAGCCCTGAGCATGAGTGCTGGTACGGGGTCAGTGAGCAGGTCTCCTGCCAGGCTGTCGTCGATGCTCTCACCCATGTGGTCGTACAGCTCTTCGCCACACGGCAGGTACCTGTCTGTGGCCTTCTGGCAGTACTGCACTGCCCAGTACCGGGGGCATACCCAGAGATCCCACTCCCACATGAAGTCGTCTGGCAGCTCATCGTAGCCCCACTCACTCAGCTTGTCGAGTACCTTAAGATGGGCAGGTGTGGCAGCTACATCACGAAGCTCTTGGATAGTAAACACTGTTCACCTTTCAACTACGAGGAAGATCGCGTTGACTGGAGTGTGCTGGCTAGAGTCCCAGTAGATGTCTCCCAGATCACTGGTGTAGAGGTAGCCACACTCAAGGAGTGCCTCGATGCTAGCTCCGTAGAAATCTTCGACGGTTTCGACTCGGATTGTTCCCTGTGTTTCGATCATGGATCTACCTTAACACACTCTAGAGAGATTGCACAACCTCAGGCTGCCACTCTCCCGGAGTGTCTAGCCCGGTGACGACAAGGTCTTGTGACCCTGACTTAGTTTCTACTTGAATGCTCAACGACTCTGCCTGCCTGGTGATGTACAGACTGTTGTCTGACCAGGCGTGCAGGGCCACACTGCCTGCTAGTGCCGCACCTCCACTGGAGGGCTGGTCCTTGCTCGCCTTACGTGTGTGGTGCACTATAAGCTGAGCGCACCCCGTAGCCTGAGCTACAGACTTGATGGGCTGCAAGATCTGCCCGTACATAGCCTGTGAGTCATTGATCGACTCCGTGGTGAGCATAGACAAGGTGTCATAGCACACTAGGCCTATGCCCATCGACTCTACGGTCTCGCCTATCTCCTCGGCTAACTCAGGTGACAGCCCCTGTGTGGGTCTGCCCGCTATATAGAGTGGGATATCCCCGTCAGGAGGATTCAGCTCCAGCACTCCTGATCTGTAGGTTATGTACCCTCTAGGGTCATGGTGGGGGAAACGACACTGGAGGATAGTCTGTACGCGAGACCACACACGTGACAGGCTATCCTCCGCCTCGATGATGAGGCAGGGTGCCTGATGTGACCTAGCGTACCCTAGCACTGGCTGCCCTAGAGACAAGCTGATAGCCATATCCAGCATGATCCACGACTTGTAGTGTTTAGGTGGAGCAGCTATAAAGCCACAGCCACCCTCCTCTACCAGGCCGTCTATACGCCACCTCGGAGGGGGCATGTTGACTAGCTCAGATAGTTGCCTGATCTGGAGCAAAGGCTCTTTAGGTGAATCTTCAACTATCTCGATAGTCTCAATAGTTTTAGACCCTACAAGGTCTAGTTTACTAGCTACCCTCTGAACCTCAGCCTTCAGCTTGTCTACTGAACCCCATTTATTAAGAGGCGTGTGGCGAATCAGGCCGGGTATAAATTCAGGCCCTACCCCGCACTCCAGCATGCTAGCTATAGCCGCGTACAACTGGCTCGACCTGTCACCAAGGGCTTTACTAGCACGTAGCTGGCCTGCTACAGACGCGGAACTACCGTCCAGTGTACGGTACACTGCTGAGGCTAGCTCACCAGGAGTCTGTGTGGTCCCGTACGTAGGTCTACCAACCATACAGCCGCGCTTGTGCGACGGGGTGCCGGGCACCCTGAGCAGTTGAGTAGCGTCCCAGCCACCAGGGTCGCAGCCTAGCACGTGGCTGACGGCCCTAGACAGGCTGTCCTGGTCAGGCTGAGGTACAGTTTCAGTCAGTCGCCAGATAGCCTGCGTGTGGCCAGGACTGCTAGTCCACACAGCGAGGGGGTTAGTTCCCCCAGTGTGGCCGTCGTCTACGTCAGACCAGATCAGCGGGCCCGCTTTGAGGTACTCCGCTTTCCTTTCCGGCTTACTGAAAAGACCGGGAGTGAAATATACATCCTGCCCAGCTTCAACGAGATCCCGCACGTAGTGCTTCGCTTCGTCAAGTTGGTCCACAACCCGAAAGGCTTGGCCCGGGTTGAAAGCCTGACCCGGCCACGTGATCCCGCAGACGAAAAAATACCCATCACAACCCTCCCAGATTGTCTCGAAGAACCTCATCCTCAACCCTAGCTATCTCTTCCTGGTAGGTATCTGGGGTGACACACGCCCAATACCCTCCGGCTGACATGATATCAGCCCCAACTCGAATTTGCCACTGGCTCAAAGATGAGCCTGTTTTAAGCTCCAGACCTACGAACCTACCTCTGAAGCAGGCTATCAGGTCTGGGATGCCTTTCTTAGTGTACTGGCTGGCGTGATATTTGACAACCCACCAACCACGTGACTCTACATACTTTTGCACTTGGCGTGAGAACGTACTCTCTAGCATGCCCAGGGCAGGGCTCCTGTCCCTGCCCCAGACTATGTCAGAGAATGTCGTCGAACTCGCCGAAGTCGTCTTCGACGTCCTGCTGGACTTCCTCAGCCTTGGGCTCAACCTCAGCGAACTGGGACACACGCGCCACACGCGACCTCAACTTGCCATAGAAGGTGTCGTCCTCAAGCTCAACGTTGATCTTTTTACCAACGTACTTGTCAGGGTCAATCTGTACAACCTTGCTAGGAACCTTAGTACCAGCTGCCTCGATCAGCTCACGAAGCTTCCACAGTTGGTTGGGGACAATCTTGCAGTAGTAGGGGTAACGTCCAGGGCCACATTTGATAGCAAAGACAAGCATGTCAGTGCCGTCTTTCTTAGCTTTGGCCAGTTCCACACCGGCTATCTCAGCGTTGTACACACCAGGCTCCTGGTGAGCAGCGGTGTATGTGGGGGCCTTGACGTCGGTGAAGTCGATCGAGAGCTTAGCCATTGTTAGTTTCCCTTTCCTTAAGGACTGATCGGATGTAGTCAATTGTAGCGGACGTTGTGGTGAAGAAGCAAACCGTGATGGTGAACATATCACGATTGACATGATCGTTGTAGCGCACCTCATACTGGCCTACTTGGTGGGCCACAGTGATGGGGTTGGGCACGTCAATCACCGCGAGGTCACGGTGCTCGAAGCGCCATGGCAGGTCATCCATCTGGTCACAGAGACGTACGAGGGCGTTACTGGCGACCTTTGAAAAATCAATCATGTGTGAGGTACCTTTCAAGCCTTTCCCAAGTAGGAGACCCCAACCAGGGCTTACGGGCTGCAATATCAGCCCTGCACCCTGCCACGATACCCTGTGTGGGCTTGAGCCACATACGGTAGCCAGTGTTGGAGTCTCGCTTAACTGACTCCGTGTAGCCTATCACATCGGCATACATGAGTGCAAACTGTCGGGCCTGGCCGGGGAGAGCCAGCGTGACCTCCTTAGTCTGTGCCACGTCAGCGTCCTCAGGGTCCGCCTCATCAACGTAGGTCACCTTGGCCTGGCCCGTGAGTACCACAGGGATGTCTAGACCACGCAGAGTAAGGATGAGGCTCTTGATCAGCTCATTGGCCTGGCCATACTGTGGGAGGCTAACCGGCTTAGCCACCGTTAGAAGGTCGCCACGCTTGCGTCCAGATACGAAGTTGAGGGCGAGTTCGTGCGCCACCGTGATGCTGTCGAGGGCCACAGCTGCCGGGGGCTTAGCCACGATGCCTTGCACAGACTTAGCCAGGGCCTCCCACGTATCGACGTGTGTGGTCTCGGCCTGTACTGCACGGGTGCCACCCTCGAGGTCTAGGATATGCACTCCCGGCACTGTTGCCGCGAATGTGGTCTTGCCAGTCTTAGGTTGGCCGTACACTAGTGTGATCATTTGTACCTTTCCATGGGGTCTCGCTTGTCAAAAAACTGAAGGAACTGCTCATCGGTACCGAACTCTACCCTGGCTGCTGCTAGCTTTCCCATACGGCAGAGATACGAGTTACCGCACACTGATGGGTTACGGTCCTCTGGCGGCTTAGACCAATCGTACTCACCGACCTGTCTTGCCCACCTTAGTATACTCTTGATTTGCCTTTCGTGTACTTGACTGTTGAACGGTACCAGCAGTCGGGTGAAAGCTGGGCAATGTTGACGCTTCAACAACTCTGCATCTTTAGCTATCACGTCGCACTCAGCCGAGGTGATCTCCGTCCGATGCTCATGAGCCCAGTCTATCAGAGATCGATAGCAAGTGCTACCCGTGGACCCCTTAGTCAACTTGAGCTTACCCGTCCTGGTCAGCTGGGGCCACACAACACGCTGTGGTTGAATGTAGTCCCAGATCATCCCACCAAGAGGCAGGTCCCAGCCAAGCCGCTTCTTGTTACCCTCTAGGAGCCAGAGGTACGCGTGAGACTGGATATCCAGCTGCCGGTACTCGGCTGTAGGGAGGGTCTGGTGGGTTTTGTGGTCCAGCACCCAGAGGCGCCCTCCTAGCTCGACTACCTTATCGATCTTACCCCGGTAGTCGTGGTTACATCCTGGGATACCCCTGCTCAAGTCGAGCTCGCACGCCAGGACGTTGAGGGGCTCATCACGGTACCTGTACTCGTAGGCACGGTACACACGATCGAGGTCATCGTAGATCTGATGCTCTTCTTCCATAAGGTCCGCCGGACGCTCAGGAGGGGTACCTGTCTCGAGCCACGCGTGTAGGTATGTGCCCCTGTCAAGGGCCGTACCAGGGTGAGGCTTAGCCGTTATCCCCTGGAGGTCATAGTAAGCCTCCAGGGGGCAATTAAGCCAGGCCTTAATCAAGCTTGTCGTTACCTGCATGTCTCCTACTATACCTCTATCTCTGGTCCCCAGCAAGTTCCTATTTCGACGTCCGCCACCAGAGGGCAGTCGAAGTGGGGCAGAGGCTGCTCCATGACCTCCTTGATCATGTACGCTGTGGTCTCGGCTAGGTCCTCTGGCACGAGCACCAGCACAGCGTCATGCACCAAGCCTAGTATGTGGCTGTCTCCCTCTAGGCTGGACCACACCTGTACGGCGGCCCTCAGCATGACGTCGGACCCAGTGCCCTGTACCTGGCTATTGACAGCCTGGCGCTCAGCTGCGGCTATCTCGTACTCATCACTACTGTACAGTCCAGGCAGGTGTCGGCGGCGTCCGAACATCGTGCTGGAGTATCCCAGCTTGTGAGCTCGAGCCTTAGCTCTGGCGTGCCAGGGCCTAAGGCCAGACCAGTGCCTGAAGAAGTCCTCCCGGAACTGCTCAGCCTCATCCAGGGTAATGTCCGTACCGTAGCTTACCTTAGCGAATTGGACAAAACTCTTAGCACTCATCCCATACAGGAAGCCGAAGTTAACAATCTTAGCTTTCCTACGGTCGAAGCTATTGTCTGGGTCAAGACCAATAGCACGTGTGGTCTGTGAGTGAATGTCTCCCCCGTCCCGGTACAGCTGGAGCATGTTCTTGTCACGCGAGACCACAGCGGCTACGCGTAGCTCCAACTGGCTGTAGTCAGCCTCGATGATCTTGTAGCCCTCAGGGGAAGCTACCAGGCCCCTTATGTAGGGGTCCTTCGGAACCTGCTGGAGGTTCACTCCCACCCCATCACATACCTTGCCTGACGACAGCCTACCTGTCACCGTGCCATGGAGCTTGAATGACGTGTATAACCTCCCTCGATCGTCTATTTGCTCTTTATAGGGGGTAATAAACCCGTCTATGTTCTTCTTTAGTCGTGACCTTTCTAATAGTGTTTTAGCAATAGGGTGATCCATATATGCAAGTGCCTTTTTAGAAAGGCTAGGAGCACCGTTTGGAAATGCTTTAGTTGGCTTTCCTACCTCCTTTTTGGGTATACCCAGATAGTCATATAGGAACCACCGCTGAAAGTTAGTAGTACCCCATTTAACTTGCATACCTTCGGGTATTTCTAAGGGTATTTCAGAGTCCAACTGGGCATCAATTTCAGCCAATTCAGAGGTGTATTTATGGCTAGCTATCTCGAGCTTATCCCGGCTAATAGGTATGCCATAATCCTCAGTCTCAGCTAGCATATTAATAGCCGGGACCACAACCTTACGAAGGAGCTTTTTCTGGTTAGGTGTGAGTTTACCTTTGTTAATTCTATAAAGCTCACGTGTGGCCAGGAGGTCCTTCTTCAGATAGGCGGCCATAGCTTCCGGATCAGAGTCATCCCACACACCGTCGTAAGACCAGTCCCCTCCCATAAAGTCAGCCATGAGAGACTTAAGCCCAAGAGACCGGTTCTCATTCACCATATGGGCACCAAGCATGGTGTCTCCAGCTGCCTCAAGATGAGCACCGAAACGCTTAGCATAGACTATGTCGAATTTGATGTTGTGTCCCACCACTGAGGGTAGTTTTCCACACAGTCTCCTAAGCCTGGCTTGCCATGTCTCAGGGTGCTTAGAGGCCATGTGGAAAACACGTGGCTCATCTTCAGGCTTATCCCCGAGGATGCCCACCATAAGCACGGAGGCGTCCTTAGCTCGTGGATTAAGCCCAGTAGTCTCGATGTCTAGAAATAACATTTGGTGAGTTCTTTAGCTAGCTTATGAGCGGTACGGACGTCTGTGGTCGACTTATACTCTATCTTATCCTCGCCAATAGTGAAAGTCGTGGCAGTGCGGAACTTGTTTAGCTTCCAACTGGACGTCCTACTACAATCAGTCACCCATGACCGGTACCCGATGCTTAGCACTAGGAATTCTGCCCACGAGTAGCCTGTGTCGGCACCGGCCCACAGCTGCCTACCCCAGTTCGAAAAGAGGTCATCGAGGTTAAACGCGATCACGGCCAGGTTGAATCCCTTAGCTCGAGGCACGTTAGGCTTAGCTGCCTCACGGATATCCGAACTAATACCCGTATAGTCGTGGATATCGCCATCAACCCACGAGCGTGTCAGCACGCCATGCGAGTTGTGTGGGTCCACAATAAGCTCGCTTGGAGCGTACCCCAGACCTCGTGCAAAGATCGTGGGGTCCACACCAGGTGTGGCTGCGATCACCAAGCGGTCAGACGGATTCACTAGCATAGGTCTCTCCTAGAAGATAGTCACGAGTGTTGTTCATTATAGCTTTGCGGAACTCTGTGGCCTCCTGAAGAGAAGCCCACAGGGAGTCCTCTACGGTGTCCTGGGTCACCATCACGATGACCTTCGGATCAGCCGCTAAGGCTACTCTATCAGACATCTGACGGTAGGTCAAAGCTGAGGTAGGCAGCCCGTACCACACCAGCACTTCAGCCTCGCGCATATCCACAGCAGTAGCAGCGACCTGAGGGTTGACTACCAGCACACCGTCCTCCGATGACTTCCATGAGTCCAGCACGGCAGTCTTGTCCTTAGTCTTACCGTCCAACCGGTACGTGCGGTCCAGGTGGTGCTCTATAGCTGTGAGGGAGTCCAGTAGTTCACTAGCTACTACTATACGGCCACTGTAGGCCTCCCTCAGGGCATCAAGGGCCACAAGCTTATGGCCACTATACACTAGCCTGCCCTCACCTGTAGAGAGTCCCTCAGCGAGACGCCTGCACTTAGAGAACAGTGCTAGTACGCTATCAGCTCCTGTCTCGCCCTGAGACTCCAGGACGTCTAGCTCATCCCTCACCATAGCCTGGTATATGGCCTTACGAGGCTCCTCTAGGAATACAGGCATGACTTCCTCATCTATAGCCTTAGTGCCTAAAGCGTCCTCACGGCTAATACTTATGGAGTGTGCTTTAATAAGTGCCTGGTATTCCTCAGTATTCTTAGGGCCAATATAGCGGGGGAAGCCCCCAAAATTAGACCATTCACCAAAATACTCCCTAAACGACTTAGCAGAGGGGAATTCTTCCCTAATAGAAGGGTCAGAGAACACTAGCTGGGGATAAATCTCACCCACCATGTTGCGTTTACCCACAGGTGTGGCTGTCAGGCATACCCGATACCGGGCTGATTTAGCCATACCCACAATACGCCTAGACCTCTTGCTGGCAGGTGTCTTAATAAGATGTGACTCATCCAGGACAATGGCCGAGGCGTGGTACTCAGCCCATTTAAACAGTCCACTAGGGTATCCTCGGGAGAACTTATCATAGTTGATCAGCACTATCTTGGGCAGTGCTGTAGCCTCATAGGCACCGCCATAGACGATATCCGCCTCAGGGCCCCAGTAATGCTGCTGTAATTCACGAACCCACACGTCGATGGCTATTTTAGGACAGACCACAACGACGTACCTAACGTCGCGGTTGTGCATCAGCCAGGACAGCCAATCAATTGTGGTCTTGGTTTTACCTGTGCGGGTATCCATCAGCAGCATACCGTGCTCTTTTTTAGCCAGCCACTTAACCGCGGCCAGCTGATAGTCTCGAGGTTTAGTGACTGGCTCAAACATTAGTTAATCGCCCCTTCAATCATCTTCTTGTACTGGAGTGTGGTCCCAGTACCCATCCTAGCAACCTCTACACCCTCGCGCAAGGCTAGCACAGTTGGGACAGACATAATATTGAATTTACGACCTAGGTCAGGGTTGACCTCAACATCAACATAATCCCAACCAAGATAAGGGAACTTTTGCATAGCCCTTTCAAAATTAGCCTTAGACTGTGGGCACTGTGAGCACCACGAAGCACCGAGGAAAACCAACTTCAACATTAAACAACCACCACTTTCGCTGAATAAATAGGCGCCTTATAATTGACCGCCTTAAAACCTTTACCTTTGAACTCTAGCACACCTAGCTTAGACGGTATGAACTCTACCTCACTCTCAACCCTAGCAGGTATCAGCATCCTATGCCAAACATCAAGATTCTGACAATACACGTGGGCATTAGCTGTAGTGAACCTCAACTGCCCCGGACTAACCTCGTGACCGTACTGCCTCAGTGTGTTAGTCATCAGGTGAATGAGCATCCACCCCTCGAGAGTATCGTAGGGCAGCCCACACACGACGTCTGTGGACCTGGCGAAAATATCGAGGTTAACTCGGCCACCTACCACATTGAACGCCCACGCCACCGGACACGGTGGGATACGCATAGAACCTACCTCATAACCCTGCCATGTGGTCCACACCGCTCGTTTAGTTGTAGGCTGGGCCACTAGACGGTCCACGACGTCCCGTACGGCGTCATAAGCCCCATCAGGACCTCCGTAGCGCCACTGGACGCCGTACATGGGCCCCAGCTCGTCTGTGGCCCATGGAGACCACATGCGCTCCACGTCGGGGGTGATTCTAGCACACCTGTCGTGCTGTGTGGCCCCTGACCCACTGAGCATCCAGTGAAGCTCTCGTTGAGCCATGTCCACAGACACCCTCCGTGTTTGGGACAGTGGCGCATGTGTGTAGACCACACTCCATGATCCGTAGCACCAGTAGGGGTGATCCTGGCCTTCTGTGACTAGCTCAGCAGCCTGTCTAGACAAGTGGTATATGTTCTGGTCATACTCACACAGCACGGCGATAAGCCTCCGATGCACACTTAACAATTACGTAACCCGGTTCTTTAACCCATGAGCTACCATGTTTAGCCCAGTAGGTAAAGTCTTTAACCGCTTTATTGAAATTCTTAGCCAGGGTGTAATTAGTCACCCCATAAGAGACATCTGGACTTACATTATAGCCCATTCCGAGGTACTTATGAAAGGTCTCAAGAATAAACATACAGGCCTTTTTAGTAAGGTGCCTAAACCGGATATTACCCCAATTAAGGGTCTCCATACATTGAGGGTACCAGTCACCGAAATTAAGGTCATTATAGTGTCTTGCACCGTACTCGGGACGAGATCTAATGACCTCAACACAGGCATTACGCAGTACGGTTATACCCTGTTTATGCTCTCGCCAGTCTGGTGTTTTCAGAGCTGGATCGAGCCACGGCCTGTCATACTCCAGAGACCCCCTGAACCCCGCCAGAAGCAGCGCTCTAGCACAAGGGGCGCAAGGCTCATAGGTCATAGCTATATGGCCCTCCCTAAGACGATAGGGCAGCTCCATAAGCTGTTGAGAAGCCCACACCTCCGCGTGGATGTACTCAAGGCACTGCCCGTTAGGCGCAATGTCGTGGCATTTAGGGCCAAGCTCGACGTTATGCGTGGATATCTGGTAATCCCCAGAGGTGTTTACGAAATAGCAACCTACCTTGCATTCAGGGTGGGAGGATTGCTGGGCAATCTCATAGGCTAGCTCAATCTCATTGATCATTATAGCTCCTAACAATAACCCGATCGAACTGCGGGAAAGTCTTCAGAATAGCTTCACAAGTGATGCAAACATGGTTAATTATGTACGCAATACCCGGTCGTGACCCCCCAATCTCATTCATCAGCCTCATGACAGGGTGTATATACGCCCCACCAGGCTCCGGGTAATATTTACCTGATACCCACCAGATACCGTCAGGGCTAGAGAAGACCACAGACGACATACAGCCTCGCTCAGGCTTGATGTTCTGAACCATGCGGGGGATATCCCCGAACTCATACATCAGAATTCACTCCAATCACCGAACTCATCCTTGTATCCGTACTTAGCCTCGTACTTGAACCCCAACCACACACCGGCGATGGCCATCAGGATGAGGGCCACATACCACAGACCGTAGAAGATCATCCAGGTGATCAGCACCCCCAGCCCGAGAGCAGCAGCGACAGCAGCGATGATACCGGCCATGTAGGCGATGAACTTAAGCATTGTTTTGAACCTTTCTCGTTGTTTCGATGTATTTAGCTTAGCACACTCTGTGGGCCTATGCAACCCCTGATCCGAAAATGTTAACCTTAGTTAACCCACCCCGACTCATGCATGATCAATTCGACCTCTGACGGGTCAATCAGGTCATCACGCATGCGTGCAGTGAGGTACGCGATAGCGAACAGTGGGGGCTCACACCGCATGGCCTTAGCGATACCCTCCAGGCCCTTACCGTAGCTGCGCACACGAGACAATACACGTCCCCATGAAGCCTTGCTGCCAATAGTGAGCTTCTTACAGAGCTGACCTGCCTCAGCAGACACCCCAATAGCGAATGTCCACGGTGAGTGAGCAATTCCTACCCACCAATCCAATGCATTATCAAGCTCTTCCGAGTCCTCAGACCTCAATGCATTTACCAGCACACTAGTGAGGGCGGCCTGGTCAGGCTCATACTGAGTGGTCATAACAATTGTGGTGTGGATATCTCGCCACTCGACGTTCATTTTTGAGCCTTTCTGGTTTGCTTTGTTGGTCTTTAGCTTAGCACCCCTGCTGGCCTGCTACAACCCAAAAACTGAAATTATTAACCGAAGTTAACCCCTGCGTATCTCGAATCTGAGGCCCTAGCAGCACCCTACCCTAGCTAGACTACCGGGTAGGGGCTGCTAGGCCGTAAATCAGCGACCCCTCCAGCTCTCAGGGGTACTCCTGCCTGTGCCCCAGACACCCTCCCGCTGCGGCATGACCCTAGCAGACATTTCAGCTGGGGTCAGACACCTACGTCGGTCCGGACCCTCAGTCACCCCGTGCCGGCCCGTACGGTGCATATCTCCCGCGGTGGTACCCCCGAACGTCTCGTGGCACTCGGGGCAGTGCTCGTAGTTGCTCCGGGTGATGTTCTTCTTGCAGTCTCTGCATGTCCAAGTCATGGTAACTACCCTAGCATGACCCAGACACCCCGTCAAGCGTGTAGGCATCCTCAATTTACGGCCTAACAGCACTTGACCCTACCTAGGCTACCCCCTGGCCTGTTTGAGGCCGTTTAGGGGCACTCCCGGCAGGGCCAGGATCAATCTAGGTCAGGACCACCAACCAGAGCACACCAGTAGGTCCTCCACCCCCTCGCGATCAAACCTGCCCTCGCGCACCAGGTAGCACGCGAGGGCTAGCGCGGCCAGTGGTGTTTCGCTGTGGCGGCGCACCCACCCCGGGACGCGGGACCATGAAGACCTGCTGCCCACAGTGTGGCGCTTGATCATCGTGCCGCAGATGGCGTGGACAGCTAGCGTGAATGTCCAGGAGGTCAGGGCCACACCTGCCAGGTCGTGGAGGGTGGCATCGAGCGCATCGATGTTGTCTGTCTGGATGGCGGACAGGAAGTCACCGGCCAGGACTCGCTCATAGCCGGTCTCCCTCGTGGTCGCGTTGATGGTTGCAAGGATCTCTCGTCTCGTGATCATGGACCCACCATAGCACGGGACCACACACCGGACAAGTCCCGTCCTGTGGTTCCCTCCCCCCAAACCCCCCACCCTCCCGCGTGCGCGTAGCACGCGGGCGTAGCACGCGGGCGTAGCGCTACGCGCGCATGACGCGCGCACGTACGAGGCCGGGGGCCCTTCCCCTCCTTCCCCCCAAACCCCCCTATCCACCCTAACCCCTGAGAGTCTCTCTCTGGCGTTTACGCCTGAGAGAGAGACTCTCAGGGGGAGTTAGTTAGTTATATATTTCTCTCTTTAGAGGGGGTATGGGGGAGACCTTTCTCTCTTTGTTGGCTTCCTGACCGCTCAGAGCCCCGCCGTGTGAGCCACCGGTCCAGGGGCTACCGGGGCCCCAGGCGTAAACGCCGGGCCCCGGCCCTGGACCGGTGGACACGGCGGGCAGGCACACACCGGGGATGGGGGCTTCAGCGCATCTGGCCGACCTGAGGAGGTGTGTGGTCTAGCACTGGGGCAGTAGAAGCCAGGATGCCCCTGAGAGACCGGAGGATGGATTCTGAGGGCCTAGCAGGGTCAGGGTGGCACTGGAGTACCCCCAGGACTTTCTAGGCCGTCTAAGGCGCGACGGTGAAGCTCTCAGGGGGTGTTGCGGGGTAACGAGGAGTGTGCTACCATGAGGTCATGGAGTTTCCACGAGAGATCATTAAGCGAGTTGTCGAGGTGCCGGGGTGGGGTGACGTACCAGCACTACCTTGTGCACAACGGCTGGAAGAGGCTGGCATGGTCCACGAAGACCAAAGCAAGACCACACGCCTGCGGTATCGGGCGCAGCTGGCGGACTACCCGGTAGAGGCATACGAGGCTAGGGCGATCTCACAGGCAGTGCCGACGTACGGCACACGTGTGGTCCAGCTGGAGAGTGGGATCGAGTACGGGGTGGTCTGGGTGAAGGTGATAGTGGCATGGTGACACGCCGGGTGGCTAGAGGATTTGACATGCTAGGGGGTACCCGCTAAGGTGTATACCAGGGTAGAAGATATACCCTGGGTACTGGTTTGGAGTACCCCCTGGATTGGAACCCCAGGGGGTACTCGGGTAAGGTACCCCAGGGGGTGCAGGAATAGCCCCCTGGGGTATACCCCGGTAAGTACCCCCGTAGTACCCCTGGTAGGACGTGTAGGATGCCATATTCAGCCCCTGAGCGATGCTGGTGCGGAGAACTAGGTTTGCCAGGCACAGCGTTGTGCCTGGCCCACACACCGACAAAGTCTGGATGGGAATTGCGTCCAACTGCTTGGCTAGAAGTAGATAACAAAACTAGGTACAAATGGCAGAAGTTAAGGAAAAGATTCTTGAAACAGAATCCTTACTGTAATTTGTGCGGAATGATTGCAACAGAAGTTGATCACATTCAAGGAATTAAAATAATAAAGAACAAAATAAAAATTCTAGATGAAAATGAATTGCAATCATTATGTCATGATTGTCATTCTAAGAAAACAAGGGAAGCGTCTAGAAAATCACGAATGCTCAATCAAAATGCG